GCAGCCCAATGGCTACCGACTACCATCACGGCGTTCGCGTCCTCGAAATCAACGAGGGCACTCGCCCCATCCGCACTATCGCTACCGCCGTGGTGGGCATGGTCTGCACCGGCAGCGACGCCGACGCGGCTACCTTCCCCCTCAACACCCCGGTCCTGCTCACCGACGTCCTCAATGCTTCAGGGAAAGCCGGCGAGCTGGGCACGCTGGCCCGCAGTCTGGACGCCATCGCCGACCAGGCCAGTCCCGTTACCGTCGTGGTGCGCGTGGCCGATGGCGAAGGTGCAGACGATGCCGCCAAGGAAGCAAACCAAACCACCAAGATCATCGGCGGCGTCACCGCCCAGGGTCAGTACACCGGCCTCAAGGCCCTGCTAGCCGCCGAAGCGCAGCTCGGCGTGCGACCGCGCATACTTGGCGTACCGGGCCTGGACAATCTTGCCGTCACCACCGAGCTGGCTGCCATCGCCGAGCAGATGCGTGCCTTCTCCTACGCAAGCGCCTGGGACTGCGAGAACGTCTCAGAGGCCATCGCCTACCGTGACGGCTTCGGCTCCCGCGAACTCATGCTCATCTGGCCGGACTTCGTCAACTGGGACACCGCCACCAGCGCCAACGCCCCGGCCTCGGCCGTCGCTCGCGCACTGGGCCTGCGAGCCAAGATCGACGAGCAAGTCGGCTGGCACAAAACTCTGTCCAACGTGCCGGTCAACGGCGTGTCGGGCCTGTCCAAGGACATCTTCTGGGACCTGCAGAACCCCGCCACCGACGCGGGCCTGCTCAACGCCTCCGAGGTCACCACCCTGATCCGCCGCGAAGGCTTCCGCTTCTGGGGTAACCGAACCACCAGCGCCGACCCGCTGTTCGCCTTCGAGAACTACACCCGCACCGCCCAGGTGCTGGCCGACACCATGGCCGAGGCCCACTTCTGGGCTGTGGACAAGCCCATGCACGGTTCCCTGGTCAAGGACATTATCGACGGCGTGAACGCAAAGTTCCGTGAGCTGAAAACCGGCGGCTACATCATCGACGGCCAGTGCTGGTTCGACCCGGCTGCCAACGACGCCACCACTCTCAAGGCCGGCAAGCTGTTCCTCGACTACGACTACACCCCCGTCCCGCCGCTGGAAAACCTGCTGTTCCGCCAGCGCATCACCGACCGCTACCTCATGACCTTCGCCGAGAGCGTAAAGGCCTGATCCCACTCACCCGCGCGGTCCCGGCCGCGCCGTAGGAGCGCCCAACCATGGCCCTAGCCAAGAAGCTCAAGCACTTCAACCTGTTCAACGACGGTAACGTCTACGGTGGCATCGCCAAGACCGTCACCCTGCCTAAGCTTGCCCGCAAGATGGAGGCCTACCGCGGCGGTGGTATGGACGGCCCGGTCAAAGTCGACCTCGGCTTCGGCGACGACGGCATCGTCCTCGCCTGGACCCTGGGCGGCTGGGACCTGCTCGCCCTGCGCCAGTTCGGCGCCGTGCGTGCCGACGGCGTCGCCCTGCGTTTCGCCGGCTCAGTCCAGCGCGACGACGACGGCGGGACCAGCTCCGTGGAAATCTACGTGCGCGGCCGGCATGAAGAGATCGACTTCGGCGAATCCACCCCGGGCGAAGACACCGAGCACCAGATCAGCACCACCTGCACCTACTACAGGCTCTCCGTCGACGGCGAGGTCATTACCGAGATCGACCTCCTGAACTTCGTGTTCATCGTCGACGGCGAAGACCTGCTCGCCGCGCACCGCAAAAACATCGGTCTCTAATCCGCCAGCCGCCGGCGCCCATGCCGGCCTTCCCCCTGAACCAAGGAGCAACACCCTATGCAGACCTCAGAAGCCCAGCACGACGACAGCACCACCGCTGCAGCGGCTGCACCGGCCCCCACCAAGAACCCCAACGAGGAAGTCATCGACCTCGACACCCCGATCATCCGCGGCGAGCAGAAGATCGAGCAGGTAACCCTGCGCAAGCCCATGAGCGGTGAACTGCGCGGCGTGACTCTGTCCGATCTGGCACAGATGGACGTGCTCGCCCTGCGCAAGGTACTACCGCGCATCAGCACGCCCAGCCTCACCGACATCGAGGTCGGCCGCATGGACCCGGCCGACCTGTTCCAGTGCGGACTGGCTGTTGCGAGTTTTTTGCTGCAGAAGTCGGCGAAGGAAGCTGTCCTCGTCGCGTAGAAGACGCCATGGCCGACCTGGCCATGGTCTTTCACTGGGGGCCGGCGGACTTGGACCCGCTGCCCCTGTCGGAACTGATGGAATGGCGCGAGCGGGCCAGAAGCCGCTGGGAGAAGAACGATGGCCAATAATCTGAAAATGGAGGTGATCCTCCAGGCTATCGACCGCGCCACCCGCCCCATCCGCGCAGTGACGCAAGGAAGCGTCGGCCTCGGCCGTGCACTCAAGGAGTCCCGTGATCAGCTCAAGCAGCTGCAGGCAACGCAGAACGATGTCAGCAGCTGGCAGAGACTGCGCGCCATCAGCACCAACACCGAAACCGCCCTCCAGGGTGCGCGTGATCGAGTGAAGGAACTCGGCCGCCAGATGGCCGCCACCGGCGCGCCGACCAAGCAGATGACGGCGGACATGCAGGACGCCATCCGCGCCGCCACCAATCTCAAGAAACAGCACCAGGAACAGCAGGCCGAACTGCAGGGGCTGCGCAGCAAACTCAGCGCCGCCGGCATCAGCACCCGCAATCTCGTCCAAGGCGAACGCGAACTCCGTGACCGCATCGCCAGCACCAACCAGCAGATCAGCGACCAAACCCAGCGCATGCAAAGACTGGCCGCCCAAACCAAGCGCCTAGCCAACGCCCGCGCCCAGTATGACAAGTCCCAGCAGCTTGCCGGCAGCATGGCCGCCGGCGGCGCTGCGGGGCTCGGTACTGCCTACGCCATATCCAGGCCTCTCAAGGGCATCGTGGACGCATTCGCGCCGGCCGAGAACGCCGCCACCCAACTCAAGGTGGCCATGATGGACAGCACCGGCCAGGTCCCGGCCGACTTCCAGAAGATTAGCGATCTGGCCACAGGCCTGGGCGACCGCCTACCAGGCACTACAGCCGACTTTCAGGACATGATGACCACGCTGCGCAGGCAGGGCATTAGCGCCCAATCGATCCTGGGCGGAACCGGCGAGGCAGCTGCCTACCTGGGCGTCCAGCTGCAGAAGCCTGTGGCCGAAGCCGCCGAGTTCGCGGCCAAGATGCAGGACGCCACCCGCACCAGCGAAAAGGACATGATGGGGCTGATGGACACCATCCAGCGGGCCTTTTATCTGGGCGTCGACGACAACAACATGCTTCAGGGCTTCACCAAGCTCAGCCCGGTCATGGCCATCATCAAAAAAGAAGGCCTCGACGCGGCCAACACCTTGGCACCGCTCCTGGTGATGATGGATCAGACCGGCATGGCCGGAGAGTCCGCAGGCAACGCGATCCGCAAAGTGTTCCAGTCCGGAGTTGACGAAAAGCGCTTCACCAAGGCCAACGCTGCCCTCGCTGAAATGAAGGCCGGCTTCGACCTCGACTTCACCGATGGCAAGGGCGAGTTCGGCGGCATGGACCAACTATTCGCCCAACTGGAAAAGCTGAAGAAGCTCACCAGCGTGCAGCGCACCAGTGTGATGAAGGAGCTGTTCGGCGACGACTCCGAAACCCTGCAGGTGGTAAACACCCTGATGGACAAAGGGCTTTCCGGCTACCAAGAAGTCGCCGACAAGATGCGCAACCAGGCCGACCTGCAGACTCGCGTCAAAGAGCAGCTCGGCACCCTCGCCAACACCATCGAGGCCGCCGAAGGTAGTTGGTCTAACGCCATGAGCGAGATCGGCGCCACCATCGCGCCCGAGCTCAAGGACCTTATCAACGGCATCGGCGAGCTCGCCGTCAGCGTCAAGAACTGGGTCAAGGAAAACCCTGGCCTCACTTCCGCCCTTGTCAAGACTGCAGGCGGCTTGGCCATGCTGTTGGCCGTCGGCGGTGGCGTAACACTGATGATGGCCAGCTTCCTCGGCCCCTTCGCCATGGCCCGCTACGCCCTTACCTTCCTCGGCATCAAGAGCCTCGGCGCCGTCACCGCCCTGAAAGGTCTGGGCAGCGCCTTGCTGTGGGCCGGCAAGACCGTGCTGTTGTTGGGCCGCGCGCTCATGATGAATCCCATTGGCCTCGCGGTGATGGCCATTGCAACCGCCGCCTTCCTGATTTACAGGTACTGGGACCCCATCAAGGCTTATTTCATGGGGTTGTGGGCAGAAGTGAAGGAAGGCTTCAACGGCGGCTTCGCCGGCATCGCCGCGCTGATCCTAAACTTCTCGCCGCTGGGCCTGTTCTATCGCGCCTTCGCCGGGGTGATGAACTACTTCGGCGTCGAGATGCCCGGCAAATTCACTGAGTTCGGCTCCATGCTCATGCAAGGCATGGTGCAGGGCATCACCAACGGCCTGACCGCCGTGAAGGATGCCATCACAGGGGCCGCAGACAGCAGCATCACCTGGTTCAAGGAGAAGCTCGGCATCCACTCCCCTTCACGCGTGTTCGCCGAGTTGGGCGGCTACACCATGGCCGGGCTTGAGCAGGGGCTCACGAACAACCAGCAAGGTCCGCTGGCCGCAGTGACCAACATGGGCAAGCAGATGGTAGACGCCGGCGCCGTTGGCTTCGGGAATACTGGTGGTGCCATCGCTATGGACAATCGCCCACCTCTATCGGCCAACGCGAGCAGCGGTATCGTTGTCCAGGGCGACACCATCGAAATCAACATCAGCGCTACCCCGGGAACCGACACTGACGGGCTGCGGAACATGCTCAACCAGCTGTTGGACGAACGCGAACGCGCTAAGGCCGCCCGCATTCGTTCGCGCCTGGGCGACCAGGAGTAACCCACTATGATGATGACCCTGGGGATGTTCGTTTTCGGACTGCCCACACTCGCTTACCAGGAGCTTCAGCGCACCACCGAATGGCGGCACGCCTCGACCAGCCGCATCGGTACCAACCCGGCCAGTCAGTTTCTGGGCCGCGGCGAGGACACCATCACGCTACCCGGCACCCTGCTGCCCGGCCTGGTCGGTTCGCCCCTTGGCCTTGACGTGCTGCGCAAGATGGCCGACACCGGCAAGGCATGGCCCCTCATCGGCGGCACCGGCCGTATCTACGGCACTTGGGTTATCACCTCGATCAGCGAGACGCAGCAGGTCTTTTTCGATGACGGCACGCCCCGCCGCTACGAGTTCACCATCAACCTCAAGCGCATCGATGACGGCCGCATCGACATGCTCGGCAGTCTCGTCGGCGCTGGCGGTGGCATTCTGCGCGGCGCCCTTGGAGGCCTCCATTGAGCCTGTTGAACCAGGGCGGCAAGCTGCTCGGCCAAGCCTCCCAAAAGTACCGCGAGCTCACCGCCTACCCGCGCCCGATCTGCAAGGTGGTGGTCAACGGCAATGACATCACCAGTCTGCTGGTCGCCGGGCCGGAGCCGCGCTTGATCAGCATCGAGCTCACCGACAACCGCGGACTGGAGGCCGATCAGCTCGATATCACACTCAGCGACCACGACGGCCTACTCGCCATCCCGCCCCGGGGTGCCACCGTGCGCCTCTGGCTGGGCTGGGATGACACCGGCCTGGTCGACAAGGGCAGCTTCACCGTGGACGAAACCGAGCACAGCGG